GACTCGGCGCAGGCGCACGTTGAGGTGTACGGTCAGTTCCCCAACGCGGGTGACGATCAGTTCATCGGGGCCAGCCTGGTGGACGACGCGATGAAGCGGACGAAATACCAAGATCAGAGCGCGCCGATTGTGATCGGTGTAGACCCCGCACGGTTCGGCGCGGATGCAACGGTCATCGCGGTGCGGCAAGGGCGTGACATCGTGAAGATCATGCGCCACCGTGGGGACGACACCATGACGGTGGTCGGACATGTGATCGAAGCGATTGAAGAGTACAAGCCGACGCTGGTGGTGATCGACGAAGGTGGCCTCGGGGCGGGGATTGTGGACAGGCTGAAAGAGCAGCGGTACAAGATCAAGGGCGTGAACTTTGGGAATAAGGCGAAGAACCCGATCATGTACGGCAACATGCGCGCGCAGATGTGGGGCGACATGCGCGATTGGCTCAAGACGGCGGCAATTCCGAACGATAGGTTTTTGAAAACGGATCTGATTTCGCCTATGATGAAGCCTGACTCAAGAGGGACGATTTTCTTGGAATCGAAGAAAGACATGAAGTCGCGTGGGTTGGCGTCGCCCGATGCAGCCGACGCGATTGCTGTTACATTTGCGTTTCCTGTAGCACATCGGCAATATGTTGAGCCAACCCGCCGCGTGAACGCGCAAGGCGGTGGAGTCAACGCATCATGGATGGGATCATGACAAAAAAAGTATCACTGTCAGTAGGTCGAGGCGAGAAACTACCCACATCCAAGGGCGCTGGCCTGACGGCCAAAGGCCGCGAGAAGTACAACCGAGAGACAGGCTCCAACCTTAAAGCGCCAGCACCNAACCCTAAGACCAAGGCAGACCAAGGCCGCAANGATTCATTTTGTGCAAGAATGGGCGCTGTAGCAGCCAACGCCAAAGANGGCGAACGCGCTAAAGCAGCCCTTAAACGATGGAAGTGTTGATATGGCTACCAAACCTGGACTTTACGCAAACATTAACGCCAAACAAGCGCGCATCAAAGCGGGCTCTGGCGAGAAGATGAACAAGCCTGGCAGCAAGAACGCGCCAACGGCCAAAGATTTTAAAGATTCGGCTAAAACCGCAAAGAAAAAATAATGGCAGATTACACAGGCATCGCCGCAGCCGGTGCTGTGGCCAACGGCGGCAAGCAAAAGGGCTCAGAGTCTAATGTCTTGGCGACGGCTCGCTCGCGTTTGGACATGGCCATCGGCGCGCTGTCTGAGTCTCGTCAAGATGAGATTGATGACCTGAAGTTCTACGCTGGCTCACCCGACAATCGCTGGCAATGGCCAGCGGATGTGTTGGCCACCCGTGGCGCTGTGCAGGGTCAGACAATCAACGCCAGACCGTGCCTGACGATTAATAAGTTACCCCAGCACGTCAGACAAGTGACCAATGACCAAAGGCAAAACCGCCCAAGTGGCAAGGTTATTCCAGCCGACGACCACGCAGACATTGAAGTCGCCGACATCTTCAACGGCATGGTCAGGCACATCGAATACATCAGCGATGCTGACGTCGCGTACGATACAGCGTGTGAAAACCAAGTCTCCTACGGCGAAGGTTACATCCGCATCCTGACCGAATACTGCGACGAAAACACGTTTGACCAAGACATCAAGATTGGCCGTGTNCGCAACTCATTCAGCGTCTACATGGATCCAACGATNCAAGACCCGACNGGCGCAGACGCCAATTGGTGCTTTATTACTGAAGACATCACCAAAGACGAATACCAGCGGATGTACCCCGACTCCGCGCCCATCACCACCTTGCAAACGCTGGGTGTGGGCGACCAAAATTTGAGCCAATGGCTCACCGAAGACACCATCCGCGTTGCTGATTACTACTACGTAGACTACGACAGAGCAACGCTTAACCTGTACCCTGGGAACGTGACCGCATTTGAAGGCACCTCAGAGGACAAACAACTGAAAGAAATTTATGGCAAGCCTAAAAAATCTCGTGAATCTGATCGTGTCAAAATTAAATACTGCAAGATTAACGGTTATGAAATTCTTGAAGAACGCGATTGGGCGGGGAAATACATCCCCGTAGTTCGCATTGTCGGCAATGAGTTTGAAGTCGATGGCCGCTTGTACGTGTCGGGCTTGGTGCGAAACGCCAAGGATGCCCAGCGCATGTACAACTACTGGGTAAGCCAAGAAGCAGAGATGTTGGCCTTGGCACCCAAGGCACCGTTCATTGGCTACGGCGGCCAGTTTGAAGGGTACGAGACTCAGTGGAAGACAGCCAACACGACCAACTGGCCGTATTTGGAAGTCAACCCAGACGTGACCGACGGCCAAGGTGCGGTGTTGCCGTTGCCTGCCCGTGCCCAGCCGCCAATGGCGTCAAGTGGTCTGTTGCAAGCTAAAGCTGGTGCATCTGAAGACATCAAATCGTCTACGGGCCAATACAACGCATCTTTGGGTATGTCATCTAACGAGCGCAGCGGCAAAGCCATTTTGGCTCGCCAACGCGAGGGCGATGTGGGCACTTACCACTACGGCGACAACTTGGCTCGCGGTGTGCGCCATATTGTGCGCCAGTTGGTGGACTTGATTCCCAAGGTGTACGACACCCAGCGCGTGGCTCGCATTATTGGTATGGACGGCGAAACCAAAATGGTCAAGCTGAACCCTGACCAACCTGAAGCCGTTCGCAAGATTACCGATCAGAACAACCCTGACGTAGTGATCGACAAAATTTACAACCCCAACGTCGGCAAATACGACGTGGTTGTGGCCACAGGACCAGGCTACGCGACCAAGCGCCAAGAAGCCTTGGAAGCAATGGCTCAACTGTTGCAGGGCAATCCACAACTGTGGACTGTCGCCGGTGACCTGTTTGTCAAGAACATGGATTGGCCAGGCGCGCAAGAGATGGCCAAGCGGTTTGCCAAGACCATCGATCCTAAGCTCATGGAAGACGGCGACAAGCCGCCAGCGTTGCAGGCAGCGGAGCAGCAAATGCAAGCAATGGGTCAAGAGCTTGATCAACTGCATGAAATGCTTAAGAATGTCGGCAAGTCCATTGAAGCGCAGGACATGCAGCGCAAAGATTTTGAAGCTGAAGTTAAGATGTACGAAGCCGAAACCAAGCGAATTGCTGCGGTGCAGGCTGGCATGACTGAGCAACAAATTCAAGATATTGCGATGGGTGTGGTCGCTGCGGCAATGGAGTCGCAAAATATGGCTAATGAAATGCCTGAGATGCCTCAGCAAGAGATGATGCCCCCTGAGCAAGAAATGATGCCACCTGAACAACAAATGGGAATGCCACAATGACACACAAAGCCGCTGATTTTTTAGGCTTGCTGTTTCTAGCACGGGACGTGGCGCACAGCGTTCATTTGAACACCCGCAGCTTTAGCAAGCACAAGGCGCTTAACATTTTCTATGATCGGATTGTTGGTGCGGCTGATGATTTTGCTGAAGCCTATCAAGGCCGTCATGGTTTGATTGGCCCCATTACTTTGCATTCGGCAAAGAAGACTTCCAACATCATTGAGTTTTTAGAAAGCTCGTTGGCTGAAATTGAAGAGGCTCGGTATAAGGTTGCAGACAAGTCAGACTCGTCATTGCAACAGTTGATAGATAATATTGTTGAAATCTATCTTCGCACTTTGTACAAACTGAAATACGTAGCATAAGGACACATCATGGCTAATTACACGCAAGCTGCTGCAACAAACCAAGTCAAAGTTGGTGCGGGCAAACTTTACGGCATCTTTATTTCTGCAACTGTGTCGGGCACTTTGGTCGTTTATGACTCAGGCGCGTCTAGCACTGGTGACCCTAAGATTTCCGACACCATTACTTTGGTCGCAGGGACAACATACTTGAACATCCCTAGCGGTTTGTTCTTCAACAAAGGTTTGTACTTAGTGCTTGGTGGCACTTCCGCATCATTTACGGTAGCATACGAATAATCAAAACCCGTACTGGTGCGGATCACCAGGGAATCTTTGAGATTCAAAAATGACTGAAGAAGTCCAACAACCCTTAGCGGAAGTAGACTCCGCGCCCGCAGCAGCAGTGACGGCCACTCCTGAAGCAAATGTAAATGCGCCGGAAGTCGCTGATGAAGCAAAAGAGTCGAGGGTTTTTACCCAAGATGAACTTGATGCAGCAATTGGCAAAAGGCTTGCAAGAGAACAACGTAAGTGGGAAAGAGAGCAGACTCAACGCCAAGCGGAAACGCAAACGCTAAGAGCGCCAGCAAGTATCCCGTCAGTCGATCAGTTTGAAAGCACTGAAGCCTATGCAGACGCATTGGCGTACCAGAAAGCTGAACAACTTATTGCCCAGCGAGATCAAGCACGGCAGCAATCTGCAATTCTTGAGTCTTATCACGAACAGGAAGAAGAAGCGCGGGCTAAATATGATGACTTTGAACAAGTCGCATACAACCCAAAACTTCCAATTACCGACGTGATGGCTGAGTCGATCCGAGCCTCGGACATAGGCCCTGAAGTAGCTTACTACCTCGGTGCCAACCCCAAGGAAGCGGAACGAATCTCTCGTCTTGCGCCTATCGTGCAGGCCAAAGAAATAGGGAGAATTGAGGCCAAAATGGCCAGTAATCCTCCCGTGAAACGAACTACGTCTGCGCCAGCACCGATTTCGCCTGTCACTGCTCGCTCCTCTGGGGGCCCAGCCTATGACACTACTGATCCACGGTCTACCAAGACCATGACGGATTCGCAGTGGATTGAAGCTGACCGAGTAAGACAACGAAAAAAGTGGGAAGCACAAGCCAACCGCTAAATAATTTTTAAAGGACTTTTTTCATGGCTAATAGTATCTTAACGATTGACATGATCACCCGCAAAGCTCTTGAGATTCTCGAGAACAATCTGGTGCTCACCCGAAACGTAGACCGTCAGTACGACGACAGCTTTGCTGTTGAAGGTGCCAAGATCGGTTCTACACTGCGTATCCGTTTACCCGACCGCACTTTAGTAACTGACGGTGCCGCTCTGCAAGTTCAGGACGACAACGAACAGTTCACCACACTGACTGTTGCTTCACAAAAGCACATTGGCGTGAACTTCACATCTGCTGAATTGACCATGCAATTGGACGACTTTGCAGAGCGTGTGTTGAAACCTCGTATCAGCCAGTTGGCTTCCAGCATTGATGCTGACGTTGCTAGCGCGTACAAATCAATTTTTAACACTGTTGGTACACCTGGCACCACGCCTAATACCGCGTTGGTTTTGTTGCAAGCTCAACAAAAGTTGAATGAAAATGCAGCAACAATGAACCCACGTTATGCCACCGTTAACCCCGCCGCAAATGCTGGTTTGGTCAACGGCATGTCTGGTTTCTTTAACCCCACCGACACCATCAGCAAGCAGTTCAAGAACGGCATGATGGGCACTGGCGTGTTGGGCTTTGATGAGATCAACATGAGCCAATCTATTAAGGTTCACACCACTGGCTCCCGTGCAGGTACGATTTTGGTTAACGGTGCTGTTAGCACCCAAGGCCAAGCGACTATTAGCATTGACGGCCTTACTGGTGCAACTGACACAGTGACTGCGGGTGATGTGTTTACGATTGCTAATGTGTACGCAGTTAATCCACAAACACGGGAGTCAACTGGGTCATTACAGCAATTCGTTGTAACTGCTGCACAAACTGGCGCTAGTAATGCTTTGGCAAACATGGCTATCAGTCCTCCGATTTACACCAGTACAAACGCTTTGGCTACTGTTGACAGCTTCCCTGCTGACAATGCTGCCGTTACCTTTGTTGGTACAGCGTCTACTGCCTATCCGCAAAATCTGGTGTATGCAAAGTCGGCGATAACATTTGCCACTGCTGATTTGTTGCTTCCACAAGGGGTCGATATGGCTGCTCGCGCTGTGCATAACGGCATTAGCCTGCGTATCATTCGTGATTATGATATTAACAATGATCGGATGCCTTGCCGGATCGATGTACTCTACGGTTTTTCTACCATCCGCCCACCAATGGCTTGCCGCATTTGGGGTTAATATCTACGATTGCTAATCAGTAACTTTTTTAAAGGAAATTATCATGGCACTTGCATCCGTCGGCGGCGGTTACCAATTTGGTGACGGCAACCTTAATGAAATTGACATTACGTCAATCACGCCCCAAGCGGCAACTGTTACAGCAACATTGACCGTGGCGCAAGTCACAAACAATGTGCTAGTTGCAACTGCTGGAACAGCAGCAGCGTCTTACACGTTGCCCACCGCAGCGTTGCTTGATGCAACACTGACTAACGCAAAAGTTGGTTCTAGTTTTAGACTGGCAATTGTGAACCTTGGTACATCCAGTGGTGTTGTGACAATCGTAGCGGGAACCGGAATTACCTTAGTTGGAACAATGACTTTTGCAATAACCGCTGTGGCGTCTACTTCGCCATGCGGAGCAGGCGAGCTGTTGTTCTATAAAACAGGTACTGCGACTTACAACGTGTATCGGGTCAGCTAAATGGCAGTCATCTACATGAGTCATTCTGTGCACGGAACAAAAGTTGCGTGTTTAGAAGCAGAGGCTGTGTACGATGAAAAAAATGGTTGGGTAAGACACGTCCAAAAAACTCCTCCTCAGCAAGAAATTGTTGAGGGGGAGCCAATTAATAAATTGGAAGTCAAACGTCGTCGTAGCCGATCACCAGAGGTGGTCGAACAAGGAGCATAAACATGGCCATCTATACCGCTGGCGATCAAATCAATAGAGCATTGCGATTGCTTGGCGTGTTAGCTGAAGGTGAGACAACTTCCGCGTCCGTGTCTCAAGATTCGCTGATGGCGTTGAATCAAATGATTGATTCATGGAACACTGAGCGTTTGGCTGTTTTTAGCACTCAAGATCAGACGTTTACTTGGCCTGCGGGTCAAATTACGCGCACTCTTGGCCCATCAGGTAATTTTGTAGGCAACCGGCCAGTATTGCTGGATGACGCTACCTACTACATCGACGCGGGCACCGGTGTGTCTTACGGCATCAAATTTATCAATCAACAGCAATACGATGGTATTGCGGTTAAGACTGTCACATCAACGTACCCGCAGGTCATTTTTGTCAACATGACCTACCCTGACGTTACGATGACCGTTTACCCGCAACCTACACAAAACTTGGAATGGCACTTTATTTCGGTTGACGAGTTGACTCAGCCCGCCACTTTGGTAACCAATATTCTGTTTCCACCAGGCTATTTGCGAGCGTTCACCTACAATTTGGCGATGGAAATTGCACCTGAGTTTGGCGTGGAGCCAAGCCCACAAGTGCAACGGATTGCAATGACTAGCAAGCGCAATCTCAAGCGCATCAACAATCCTGACGACATCATGTCCATGCCTTACGCCATTGTGGCCTCACGTCAGCGGTTCAACATTTACGCCGGTAATTACTGATGCAAACGCCGATTCTTGGTGCAAGCTATGTTGCTCGCAGCATCAACGCTGCCAACAATCGCATGGTAAACCTGTACCCCGAAGCCACGCCAGACAACGGTCAGACGGCGGCTTTTCTAACGCGCTGCCCTGGGTTGGATTTTTTGCAAACAATTGGCACCGGCCCAATCAGAGCGCTTTGGGCACATCAGACCAACGGGTCTAACTTTTATGTGGTGTCAGGTTTGGAAGTCTATAAAGTTACGGGCATGACCGCTGTGCCTACTTTGCTTGGCACCGTGACCGGCACTGGCCCCGTGTCCATTGCCGACAACGGCACCCAGATATTCTTTGCTTGCAATCCTGACAGTTATATCTACAACGAAGTCACCAACGTGTTTGCCCAGATCACTGATCCAGATTTCCCTGGCGCGGTGACTGTAGGCTATCTAGACGGCTATTTTGTGTTCAATGAGCCAGACAGCCAAAAGGTGTGGGTGACCTCGCTGTTGGACGGCCTGTCGGTCGATCCGTTGGATTTTGCTAGCTCTGAAGGCTCGCCCGACGGTTTGGTGGCGCTCATCGTAGACCACCGTGAAGCCTGGTTGTTTGGTACCGATTCTGTTGAAGTTTGGTACGACGCTGGCTTGGCTGACTTCCCGCTGACCCGCATTCAAGGCGCGTTCAACGAAATTGGTTGCGTGGCTGCGTTCTCTGTGGCCAAGCTTGACAACGGCCTGTTTTGGCTAGGTACTGACGCCCGTGGCCAAGGCATTGTCTACAGGGCCAATGGCTACACTGGTCAACGCATATCTACCCACGCCATTGAGTATGCAATTGCTCAATACGGCAATATTTCAGACGCGGTGGCCTACACCTACCAGCAAGAAGGCCATGCTTTTTACGTCCTGACGTTTCCCACCGGCAACGCCACGTGGGTGTTTGATGTGGCTACCCAAGCATGGCACGAACGTGCTGGCTGGGACAACGGAGAATTTACCCGTCACCGATCCAATTGTCAGTGCAACTTTGGTGGCAACACCATTGTGGGCGACTTTGAGAATGGCAACATTTACCAGATGACGTTGGATGTCTACGATGACTATGACGAACCTCAAAAATGGCTGCGCTCATGGCGAGCCTTGCCAAGCGGTCAAAACAACCTGAAGCGCACCGCGCACCACAGTTTGCAATTAAATTGCGAATCAGGTACGGGTTTGGCCACTGGGCAAGGCGATGATCCGCAAGTCATGCTGCGCTGGTCTGATGATGGCGGCCATACTTGGAGCAATGAGCATTGGTCACCAATGGGCAAGATTGGGGCGTACTATCAGCGCGTCTTCTGGCGTCGGCTTGGCATGACGCTCAAGCTACGGGACAGGGTTTATGAAGTGTCTGGCACCGATCCTGTAAAGGTCGCCATCATGGGCGCTGAATTGATTCTGAGCCCGACCAATGCCTGAACAACTCAATATAACGAACCTACCTTCGTCGCGGGTCGAGTTTATCGACCCCCGCACGGGGTTGATGTCGCGTGAGTGGTACCGGTTCTTTCTGAACTTGTTTACGTTGACCGGCGGCGGCAACAACCAGACATCTTTGGATGACCTGCAACTTGCGCCGCCGTTTGTGCCAGCTAGCGGCGGTACAGGTACGGTTACGTCAGTGGGTACTGCGGGGACGGTCAACGGAATTACCTTGACCGGCGGCACTATTACAACTTCTGGCACGATTACGTTGGGCGGCACATTGAGTAACGTAAGCTTGGCCACCCAAGTTACCGGCAATCTACCGGTCACCAATCTGAACAGCGGCACCAGCGCGTCAGCCACAACCTTTTGGCGGGGTGACGGTTCATGGGCCACGGTAATATCAGGCGCGGCGCTCAGTAATGACACCGCCACGGCCACCAACGTCTTCCCGTTGTTTGCCGACGCCATAACAGGCACCCCAACCACAATTTACACCAGCAACGCCAAGTTGCTGTACAAGCCTTCTACAGGCGAATTTACCTCGTCCATACATATTTCCAGTAATGGTATTCAGGTCAACAGCAAAACCGTTTCAACAAGTTACACTATAGCCACTGGAAATTCAGGCATGTCGGCTGGGCCGATCACCATTGCTAGCGGTCAGACAGTGACGGTTTCGTCCGGCTCCCGCTGGGTTGTTTTGTAAAAGGTGCTTCAATGACTGTAACTGCCAAAAATCTAGTGCCAGCCAAAACCGTTGAGGCGACTCAGACAACGCAATACACGGCCAATGGCGTGACCACAATCATTGACAAATTCACCGCCACCAACTACAGCGCCTCGGCGGCCACCATTAGCGTCAACTTGATCACTGCCACGGGCACCGCCAGCAACGACAACTTGATCGTCAAGGCCAAATCCTTGGCCGCGTCTGAAACGTACATCTTTCCTGAGCTTGTTGGCCACATCTTGCCATCTGGCGGGTTTATCTCCACAATCGCAGGCACAGCCAGCGCAATCAACATGCGCGTCAGCGGAAGGGAAATCTCGTGAACGATTTAGTTGATAAGGTTAAATTCCGTCAAAACGTCTTGACTGTTCAAGCTGGATTAGACGCCATGATCGCCAATGGCGAAGTGGAATCTATTGCTGAAGAATGCACGTTGAAGCATTATTTTTCACCTAAAGATGAAAAGTATGGGTGTTGCACTTACGCCAGAGAAATAAAGTTACCCAAAGGTTCAATAGTAATAGGAAAAATACATCGGCATCAACACCTTAATTTCATCACGCAAGGTGAAGTCATCGTGTACACCGAGTTTGGCGAAAAACATTTAAAAGCGCCCTGCACGTTTATCTCAGAGGTTGGGTTGAAACGCGTGGTTCGCGCGTTAGAAGACACAATATGGACGACTGTCCATTTGACTGAATTTGAGTCTGAAACTGAGCTAGATAAGATTGAACATGAAGTTATCGCCCCGTCATACGACGATTTGGGGTTGATTGCATCTGTTGACGCATTGCCGCAAATACCGGCGCAAGGAGTTTGATATGACATGGGTAGGAACAGCCGTTGCAGCAAGCACCATATACAGCGCGTATTCAGCAAACAAAGCGGCAGGCAAGCAAGCTGACGCAATGGATCGCTCATCTGATTTGCAATACCGACAATACCAAGAAGACGTTGCACGGCAAAAACCTTTCTACGACGTGGGCGTCAATGCATTACCTGAGCTAGTAGCTGCATCAAAATACACGCCATTTGGCATGGATCAATTTCAAGCCGATCCAGGCTACGCATTTCGATTAAGCGAAGGCACAAAAGCCTTAGAACGATCCGCTGCGGCCCGTGGTGGTTTGCTGTCTGGCGGCACTGGCAAAGCGCTTACGCGATTTGGTCAAGAAATGGGCTCGCAAGAGTACACCAACGCATTCAACCGCTATCAGGCCGAACGTACCGCTCGTCTGCAACCTTTGCAAGCTATGACAGGTATGGGTCAATCCACGGCCCAACAAATAGGTCAGCAAGGTCAGCAGATGGCTTCAAATGTTGGCGACGCTATAGGCAGCGCGGCTGCGGCGCGGGCGTCTGGCTATGTCGGTAGCGCAAACGCTTTAACGGGCGGTTTGAATACGTATTTAAACTATTCAAATAGTCAAAACATAGCAAACGCATTAAACAACAGATTTATGCCTAAAGGATACGGCACGAATGTGCCTGGCGACTATTCTTCTGTTACAGGATAAATTATGCCTATTGATCCTAGAATTTCCCTTGGTGTTCAACAACTTCAGTTGAACGACCCACTGACGCAGTATGGCCAAGTGCAAAACATTTTGGCTGCTCAAGATCAAAGAAGAGCTGCGGGTACTCAAAACGAATTGGCGCAAGCACAGTTGGGCCAAACTCGGATGGCGATTAAAGAAGCGCAAGAAGCGCAAGATTACGTAGCGCAAGTTATGGACGCAGCCAAGAAAAACGGCGCAACTACTGACGACCCTATGGATGCGGCTATGCAAATGTTGCGGCATCCAAACGCAAAAGTCCGAGCAGCGGGCCAAAGTTTGTTTGACGCAAACCAAACAGTTTTGACGTATCGGCAACAAGCTCAGTTTATGCAAGACCAATCGCCTGAAGCTGCGGCGGGGCCTACAACTACGTCTCTTCCATCAATAACACCTGAAACCGCGTTTACCGCGCCGGTAAGCCGAGGAACGCAAACCAACGCCCTTGCTTCTACCGCATCGCCAGCGCAGCAGGTCAATGCTATGGCCGCGCCGCAGGGTAAAACTGCGGACAGTATCAAAGCCGAAATACAAAGCGGGGACAGAAAATATGGTTCTGCACCTGGTTGGGCAAAACAACGTGAGTTGTTGGTTAAGCAATTTGAAAGCGCGCTTGATCCACGCCGTTCTACTTTTGCGGCTATCACGCCAAAAGATTACACGCAAGAATCAATTGCAAAATTTAATCTAACAGGCAATTACGCTGACTTGGTTCAAAAAGTTGACATTAAGAATACAAATTTGGGTAACGTCAACCCTGCGGATTACACACCTGACTCTGTGCAAAAGTTTGCCACATCAGGTAATTATGCGGATTTGGTTTTAAAGGCACCAAAAGCGGATACCGTAATTGCTAACGTAAGCCCTGCGGATTACACACCAGAATCTTTGGCTAAATTTGCAACAAGCAGGAATTACGCAGACTTGGTTTTAAAGCCAGCAAAAGTTGATAAATCAGTTTCCAATATCAATCCTGACAATTACACACCAGCGTCTGTGCAAAAATTTATGACGTCAAACAACTATGAAGACTTGGTGTTAAGGGATGCAAAAGAAACTAAACTTATAGCTAATATCAACCCTGATAGTTACACTACAGAATCTGTAGCTAAGTTTGCTACGTCAAGCAACTATGCAGATTTGGTTTTAAAACCTAGCAAAGCAGACAAAGCAATTGGAAATGTCAACCCTGCGGATTACACGCCTAAGTCCGTAGCTAAGTTCAACGTGTCTGGAAACTATGCTGACTTAGTTCCAAAAGCACCGGTAAGTTCTGCAACGCCTTCAGCGCCGGTTGCAGTTGTCGGCGATGACGGAAAAGTTAAATATGTCAGCCGTGAAGAAGCCATAAGCAAAGGTATGGCCCCCGCTTCTGCAATGGAAGGTTTAGCGCCAAAAGAAATTCAAGCGCGTGAAGCTAAGTTCCCCGCCGCCACATCTGCGGTCAAGACGTTTGAGTCAAGCGCAGATAAATTGGCTGCTGATTTGGAAAGGCTGGCCAAGCACCCTGGCCTATCTGGAATTTCAGGTTTGATTTATGGCCGCACACCTGCGCTTACCAAAGACGCCCGTGCAGCGCAAGCGTTGTACGACAGCATTGTTGCTCGCGGCGGCTTTCAAGAATTGCAAAACATGCGAGCATCGTCCCCGACTGGCGGCGCGTTGGGCAACGTATCAAACCAAGAAGGTCAATACTTGCGCGATGCGTTTGCGCCTATCAACCGTACGCAAGACACCGCTGATTTGAGTAGATCGTTAACGGAAGCTGCTAACGCAACTAGGGTGTCCAAACAACGTGTGCGTGAAGCGTATGATCTGACTTATGATTACAAGAATCAAGGTAAAGCACCCGCAGGCGCTGTCGACGCCAACAACCCCCTGTTGAAGGGAAAATAAATGGCCGATTTAGCCACGATCCTTAATGATCCTAACTACGTCAACGCAAACGATGCGACAAAGGCGGCTATTTTTTTAAAGTACGCGCCTGAAGACCCAAACTACGTCAACGCAAACGAAGCCACCAAGCAAGCTATCCATGAAAAATTTGGCGTGCAAGGTGTTGCCAAACAAATTAGCGAAAGCATTGCCACTGCAATGGGCTCGGCAGACGCGCCGTCTGAGATACCTGCGGCCCGCGCAGAGCCCACAACATATGAAACAGTTCGTGAGTTTGTTGCCCCAACCGTAAGCATGTTGGGCGCAGCGGGGGGTGCATACGCTGGTATCCCGTTTGGCCCTCCAGGCATAATCAGCGGCGCTGGACTAGGCTACGGCATGGCGCAAGAAGCGCTTAACTTGGCTGACATTTATATTGGTGGCAAAGCCCCGCGTGAAGGCGCGGCTGTGGTTACTGAGCCGGTTAAGAATGTGTTGGAAGGCTCAACATACGAAGTTGGTGGTCGTGTTGTGGCCCCGTACGTTGGTAAAGTAATTGGCGCTGCAATGGACTTGCGTCAAATACCAGCACAAAAAGCCGCAAAGATTGCCCGTGATGCTTTGGGTGATGATTTGCCCCAAGTGCTTAACGCGCTTCGCACTGCACCACCAAACCTTAGCGCAGCACAAGCCACGGCCAACATCACCAACCCCACATGGCAGGCTTTGATCGAACGCCGTTTGGCCAGTGATCCCAAGTTTGTGTTGAACCTTAAAAACATGAACGAGGCCGAAGGTGTCAACGCGTTGGCCAAATTGGCGGGCGGTACTACTGCGACTGAAACACGCGCTACGCTTGAATCCGCCAAAAATAATTTGAATGCTATGACGGGCCCACAACGTGAGGCCGCGCTCAACCGCGCCAATTTGGGTAACGATGTGGCGGCGTATGAGGCTCAGGCAGGCAAGTTAAGTGCGGAAGCTGCTGCTGAAGTTCAGAAAGTGCGTGACTTGATTAAAGCGGGCAACGCCGCCGAGGCATGGGCGCGGCTTGACTTGATCAAACGCAACTTGCCCGTTGGCGCAACCCCGTACACTAATTTTGGCCAGCTTTCTAATAAAGCGTTGAATGAATGGTCATCTAAAGCGGCTGACGCTTCTCTTGACCTTGGTCAAGGCGCTCGGTTTGCTCAAGGCGCTGCCGATGCTTTAAGGTCTGTAGGCATCAAACCTTTGGAGACAGCACCGCTTATTCAAAATATCAGGTCTGTGACCAACAGACCTGAATTTGCAGGCAACGACCTATTGGCTGGTGCAGCAAAAAATGTTGCTGACGATATTGCCAAATGGACGGCCAGCAACGGCGTGATTGACGCTGTTGCTTTGGAAGCCATCCGCAAAAATTCAGTCAACGCTGCAATTCAACAATTGCGCCCAGGGGTTGACGCAACCACTCAACGCAATCTTGCTGCGTCGGTAATGGCCAAAATCAAACCCTTGATTGATGACGCCATTGAAGGTGCTGGTGGTTCTGGCTGGCGCGATTATTTGACAAACCACGCCAAGGGTATGCAACAAATTGCGGAGAAGAAACTTTCAGGCGAGGCACTCAAACTGTACAAGACCAACAAAGATGAATTTGTGCGTTTGGTGCAAGGTGAATCGCCTGAAGCAGTTGAAAAGATTTTGGGGCCAGGTAGCTATGACATTGCCAAAGAGGTAAGTGAAAACACTTTGAACGTGTTACGCGATCAAGCTGCCAAAACTATTCGCGAGGTCAACATCAAGACTCAAGTGGCGGGTGGCCAAGAGGCGCTCAAAGAACTGATGCTGCAAAACCTGTCCAAGTTCCGCTTGCCGTCTTATATTACCGCTGTGGCCGCAACGACCAACAAGGCCATGCAAATTCTTGAAAACAAGATTGGCTCAAAAACGTTGGGTACACTGACCGAAGCGTTTAAGACACCTGGCGCAACCGCAGACTTGTTGGAAAGTTTGCCTGGGCCTGAACGTAACAGAGTGGCAAAATTGCTATCTGATCCTAAAAGCTGGGTGCAAAAAGCAGCAGCGCCAGCAACCATTGGCGTAACAAATGCGTTAGCGCCCCCACAACAAAACCAAAACGCGTTGGCTCCGTAATACCCTTAAGGAAAACACATGGCTGGCTTAACCCCCTCCCCCAAACAACAGATTTTCGGATCGGATGGCTTGCCTCTTGTCGGCGGCAAAATCTACACCTATGCGGCTGGCACTTCAACACCTATCGCTACGTACACCGACTACACCGCTGCTACGCCCAACACCAACCCGATCATCTTGGACTCGCTTGGCCAAGCCAACATCTGGTTGCTCAACACCACCAGCTACAAGTTCATAGTCAAGACCGCTACGGAGGTGTTGCTCTACACCGTAGACAACATTGCCATCCCGTTGGACATCACTTCTTTTGGTGCCCCACCTCCCATTGGCGACGTCACACCCAACACCGGCGCGTTCACCACACTGTCGGCCACTGGTACGGTTACTTTTTCAGGCCAAGTAAATTTCACAAGTACAGGTGCCGCCAAGCTCAACGTAGGCACCACCGGCCAACGCCCCACCGCCGTCACCGGCATGGTGCGCTACAACACCACGACCGGCAAGTTTGAAGGCTACGGCGCAACAGCTTGGGGTGCCTTGGGCGGCGGCGCAACTGGCGGCGGCGCTGACCAGGTGTTTGTGGAAAACGGCCAGACTGTCACAACAAACTATACTCTCAGCACTGGCTTTAACGCAATGTCTGTTGGCCCGATCACCGTCAATAGCGGCATCACTGTCACTGTCCCCTCCGGCGCTCGCTGGGTTGTTCTGTAAAGGAAATATATGTCATCAGTCGTTATTTCAGGAGACACCAGCGGGGCTATCACAGTATCAGCCCCTGCTGTTGCTGGCACGAATACGGCAACGCTACCAGCGGCAACAGGTGAGTTGTCTATGCTCGGTGCAACAGGACAAGCTTACAGTGATTTAGCCGCAAGCAGAGTACTTGGAACAACCTATACCAATTCAACTGGGAAACCAATTTTTGTTAGTTGGGCAGGAACAAATAGTAGTGCAAACGGAGTTGCTTTCGGCCAAGTTGGAGGTGTTACTGTTGCACGATCAGGTGGTGCGCCTTCTGCTTCGGCAGCAATAGCATTTACTTTTATCGTCCCCACTAGCGCAACTTATGCAGTTGTTCAAGGTACGGGAACATCAACAACCACAACTTGGTTTGAACTTCGATAAGGATAATCATGTCAATACTTGTTTTAACTTCTGACACACTATCAAGTCCTGCCGCCGCAGGGCAGATTGAATATACAAGCCCCATCTTTGCGGCTACACCTATTGGCACACAGCGAGGCATTGTTCCGACTCAACAGTATTACAGACTTGATTCAAATCTTGTGGGGGCAGCTGCAACTACAACTACCGCACAAAGCATATTCAATGTTGGCTGTACGTTGTCTGCAAGCACTGTGTATGAGTTTGAAATTTTTGCTATTTTTAGCAAATCAGCGGGAACTACATCGCATAGTTTTCAACTTGG